GGAGAAGGGACAACGCTCATGGGAACCAAGTACAAGGGCTACGAGATCGACAAGAGCTACAGGCACGGATACAACTACTACAAAATCAGCGGCGAAAAACAGCTTTACAGCCGTCTGAAGGATGCAAAGGCTGAAATCGACAGCCGGGAACGGAAGGAGGGAATTGTTGCATGAGCGCGATGGGGAGACCCAAAAAACTGAAAGACGGCAGGGCAGCGTACACGATGTACCTGGACAGAGAAATCCGGGCGGCGATTGATGAGTATGTGTACCAGGTCAAGCAGGACACCCCCGGATACAGCCGCTCGGATTTTCTGAACGAAGCCGCAGAGTTTTATCTGGCGGCACTGAAGAAAGGAGAAAAACGCAATGGCAATCGAGATGATCAACAGGCATGAGGGCGCAATGCTCGGCGTGGCAGTGGGGGACGCTCTCGGCGCACCACTGGAATTCATGAGCGCAAAGGAAATCAAACACAGGCACGGAACCGTCCGGGAAATGCTGGGCGGCGGCTGGCTGAGTGTCGAGCCGGGGGAAGTCACGGACGATACGCAGATGACGCTGGCGGTCGCAGAGGGAATCGCCGCAGACGGGAACAATCCATACCAAATGGTGGGAGCAAACTTCCTGCACTGGTTCAGAACGCATCCAAAGGACGTGGGCGGCTGCTGTGCGGCGGTGCTTTCCCGGATGAGCCGGAGCGATACCCTACACCTTGCGGACTGGCACAAAGCCGCAGAGAGCCACGACAGAGCCAGCAACGGCGGGACAGCCGGAAACGGTGCGCTGATGAGGGCGGTCTACCCTGCCCTTTACTACCAGCCGGATAAAGCGCAGGAAGTGGCAGCGAACATCGCTCGAATGACGCACTGGCACGGTCACAGCACAAAGACCGTCCAACGGTACACAGCCGCAATTAACACCATCGTCCATACGCCCACAATGAGCGCAAAGGAAGCAAAGGAAACCGCAGAACAGATGATGGCAGATGTTCGGGAAATGCTCCCGGCTGGCAAGGTCGAACCGACAGGATACTGCGTATCCAGCCTGATCTGCGCCATGAACGCCATTCGGGACACGGACAGCTTCGAGGATGCGCTGGTGGCAGCGGTCAACATGGGCGGGGACGCAGACACCATCGGAGCAATCACAGGCGGTCTCGCCGGGGCAATCTACGGTTCAAACGGAATCCCCCTGCGCTGGGTGAACAGGCTGGAGAACGCACCGAACCGAAAGACCGTCCAGCTGTTCCATCAGAGCGAGGGCGCAACCCAGCAGGGCGGCGCAAACACGCTGGCAATCCGGCTGCTTGATCTGGCGCACACAGCTTTTTCTCACAGTTTCCATGAAAATTATTTCGGATAAGCGTTGACTTTTTGAATTTATAATGTTATAATATTTTTAGACAACAAGAATAGATTATTTTGTCCATCATCCAGCGCAGGACGGGATGCCCGCCGTGCGCGATGCGCTTCTCCAGCGTCAGCTTCATCAGTTCCTTCGTGGGCGGGGACATATCCTTGAAGCCTTGCCCGAAGGGCACGACCGTGAAGCCCATTCCCTCAAGGTTCTGCACCATCTGCACGGCGCCCCAGCGGTCGAAGGCGATCTCGCGGATATTGTATTTCTCACCCAGCCCTTCGATGAATTTCTCGATGAAGCCGTAGTGGATGACGTTGCCTTCCGTGGTCATGATGAAGCCCTGCCGCTCCCAGACATCGTAGGGAACGTGGTCGCGCTTGACGCGGAGATCCAGCGTATCCTCCGGCACCCAGAAGTACGGCAGGAACCAATACTTGTCATCCTCGTCCAGCGGGGGGAACACCAGCACGAATGCCGTGATGTCCGTGGTGGAGGAGAGGTCAAGCCCTCCGTAGCAGACGCGCCCTTCCAGATCGTCCGGGTTCACGGGAAAAGCGCAGGCGTCCCACTTGTCCATCGGCATCCAGCGCACCAACTGCTTCACCCACTGGTTCAGGCGCAGCTGGCGGAAGCTGTTCTCCTCGCCGGGATTCTGCTTGGCGGACTCGCAGGCGGCTTTCACCTTGTCGATGCCGACGGTGATGCCCAGGGAGGGGTTCGCCTTCTTCCAGACCTTGGGGTCCGTCCAGTCCTCCTCTTCGGAAGCGCCATAGATGACGGAATAGAAGGTCGGGTCGATTTTCCTGCCCGCCTGGATGTCCAGGGCTTTCTGGTGTACCTCGTAGCAGATGCTGTTGGTGTCGTTCCCGGCTGTGGTAATCAGGAAATAGAGCGGCTGCATCCGGGCGTCGCCTGAACCCTGGAGCATGACGTCGAACAGCTTTCTGTTAGGCTGCGTGTGAAGCTCGTCGAAGATGACGCCGTGGGTGTTGAAGCCGTGCTTGTTCGCCACGTCAGCGGAAAGCACCTGGTAGGAACTGTTGGTGGGCAGGTAGGTGATCTTCTTCTGGGATTCCAGAATCTTCACCCGCTTGGAGAGCGCCGGGCAGAACCGCACCATGTCCACCGCCACGTCAAAGACGATTTTCGCCTGGTTGCGGTCTGCGGCGCAGCCGTACACCTCGGCGCGTTCCTCGCCGTCGCCGCATAAAAGAAGCAAAGCAACGGCGGCCGCAAGCTCGCTCTTGCCTTGCTTCTTAGGTATCTCGATGTATGCCGTGTTGAACTGGCGGTAGCCGTTGGGCTTCAGTATGCCGAACAGGTCGCGGATGATCTGCTCCTGCCAGTCGATCAGTTCAAAGGGCTGTCCCGCCCAGGTGCCTTTGGTGTGGCAGAGGGACTCGATGAACATGACGGCGAAGTCGGCGGCGTCCTTATCGTACCTGCTGTCCTTCGCCATGAACCGCGTCGGCTTGTACTTCTTCAATTTCCGCATCGCCATCCGCACCGCCTCCTTCCTCAATGGGGATGAGCCAGGAGGGGTCGTTGACGAAGGCGTCGTAAGGCAGTTCCTTCCTGTCAATCAAATACTCCATATCCGTCCTCCGGGCATAAAAAACAGCCGCATCACTGCGACTTCCGAAATGTGTCTGTACGAGAGACAGAGCCTTGTGGCTCCGTTCCCGGTGTTTTCTGTTGCTGTGGTTTACTTGATCTCAATGCCTCCGTAAAGGCCGCCCTCGCTGCGGTAGTAGGCGTTCCCGTTGGAGAGGACCTTGGAAAACCGGAAGGTCTTCTCGGTATTGAGGTTCTCCCAATGGCTGGTGGTCTTGCTGCCGAACTTGCTGGTGCTTTCGGTCAGCCGGACCCGGATGCTCTTCTGGTTGACCTTGATGATCTCGCCCTGCCACTCTGTGCTCTGGATCAGGAGCCCGATGCAGCTTCCCGTGTAAGCCCTGACCTTCATTCCGACCTGCGCGTTTCTCATGTTCTTGCCCTCCGCTTTTCTTTGTTTTCCCTTTCGGTATGTGCATATTCGCTCTAAACGGAGGATATAGCAAGTTATATCTGCCGGATACCCGGCTGTAATGTACACAATCATTTTTGCCGTGATTTGTGTACATTTGTACGAGACACAGAGCCTTTCGGCTCCGTTCTCGGCGGTGGTTTTCCTTACAGCCGCTCGATCTGGCAGGTCATCCCGTCCACATCCACGATGCGGTAGGTGCGTCCGCGCCATTCAATTTCCCGGATGCGTACCCCGGTGTAGGCGTTGCTGCGCTGGCGGTCGGAAAGGACCCTGCCGTGTGTCTCCATCCAGTCCGCGAGGTTGCTCATAAGTCGTGCCTCGCGCTCCATCTTGTCTGCGTAGTTCATCCCGGCACCCCCTCGGCTCAGTGCGCCATCGCCCAGGCGATTGCGTGTCCGTCATCCTCGAACTCGACCTCGCTGACCGCCCGCAGCCCGATGGTGCCTTCGCAGGTGTGGTCGTCGGTCAGGAATTCGTAGGAAGCGCCGTAGTAGCAGGGCTTGCCCTTGCCGTTGTAGTAGTGGCCCGCGATGATGACCTTGTCTCCAAAGGTCAGGAGCTTGCTCCAGCGGCATTCGAGGTCTTCCGGGGTCGTGGGGTTCGGCAGCCTGTAGGTTCTCATTCCTTCGTTGATCGTCATGGTTTTTGCCCTCCGTTCAGTGTGTTTTCCCTTTCGGTATGGACATATTCGCTCTGAAGCGGAGATATAGCAAGTCAATTCTGAGATAATTCCGGCCGTAAACCTCACAAAGATTGACGGCCGGAATTGTGTACATTACGGGCGGTATGCCCGGTGGATGATGGCGAGGATTTTCTCCTGCTCCTCGGCGGAAACGCCGATGCTCTCCAGTGCCTGCCGCGTTCCGCAGTCGGGGCAGATGAGCGTTTCGTTGTCCGTCCGGGACAGCGCCGGAGCCTCGCCGTAGGTCTGGCCGCAGAGCGGGCACACCCTGATTTCTCTCATGTCATTCTTCATTTCCGCACACCTCCGCGCATTTGTCATAGGCAGCCAGCAGGACATTCCTGTCGAAAAAGAAGGTGTCGTACCCTTCGAGGCAGACCCTCATGTAGAAATCGGACGGGATTCCGATGGGCCTGTCCTCATGCATGATGTAGACGAAGGCCGTCACCGTCCTGCGTCTGCCGGAGCGGATGCCCTTGTACTGCAGGCGGGTGTACTTCTTGTAGTAGAAGGACGGGAACCCCTCGTAGTGGTCCAGCGCCGCCTCGTCCGTTGGAGTGACCTCCCAGATGACCACAGGGACGGAACCGCCGTCCTTCTCCTCAATGGTCAGGTAGGAGCCGGTCTTGCTGCCCCGGAAGAGCAGCTCCCAGCCCTTGAGGTCAGCCGTGCCAAGGATCGTGGCCCCTGGGCAGCGCATCCGCATCTGCGGAACATTGAGGTTGCTGCCGTAGGCGATGTAGTATCTTTTTACCATTGCTTTTACCATCCTTTCCGAAGGGCTCACCCTTCTACCACCGAAAGCCCGCCTTGTGGCGGGTTCGGTAGGAGGAGGCTAAGTCCTCCGTGCCCTTCAAGCGGCGCGGCCGTTGCGGAAGGCTGCGTCCCCGGTCAGGTTCCTGGTCAGGAAGTCCCTCGCGGTGGCGAATTCCTCTCCGATGAAGCCCAGCCTCATCAGCCAGGTGCGCATCGCGAACTTGGGGTTCTCGGTCTGCTGGGGCTTGGGGCTGGCGGTCTTGACTTCCTTCGCCATCTCGCTCAGCGCGAGGCAAAGCTGGATGTAGCTCTTCAGCTGTCCGGCGTGGATGCCGTTGCGCTTGCCGTCCGCCGGGGCGTCGAACTGGAAAAGCCTGAACTCGATGGTCCCCTTGGTGAAGGTGGCGTGGAGGTTGAGCATATGGTAGCGGCTGTCGTTGTAGTGCTGGTCGCGTCCGTAGGTCGCTCCGTTGCCCTTGTACCAGATGTCCGCAAGCTGGGTCATCGTGGTGGGCTTCCTGCGGTTGAGCAGGTCGAGGAAGTTGTGGTTGACCGGCTTGCAGTAGTGTCCGTAGCGGTTGCTGTTCCGCTCCAGCTTCAGGGCGTCCACCAAAAGCTCCTCGTGGCTTGCCATGATGTTGGCGAGGTTCCGGAGGGTCTGCGGGGTGTGCCCGTTCGCTCCGATGTGGATGTGGACCCCGCATCCGCGGGTAGCGTCGCTCTTGGCGCCCGCCTTGCGGAGCCTTCTGCAAAGCTCCTGCAGGGTTTCGATGTCCTCGTAGCGGAGGATCGGGGTGACCAGTTCGCACTTCTCGGCGTCCGGTCCGCTGATGCTGACGTCGCGCTGGAATTTCCACTCGCGGCTGCTGGCGTCCCATGCGCTCCAGGTGTAGTATCCGTTGCGGCGGGCGGTGTCTTCGAAGCGTCCCGTTCCGAAGAACTCGGCGGCGATCTGGGCGGCTGCCTTGCGGGTGATGCTGTTCATCTCGACCTCGACCCCGATGGTCTGGTTCTTGAGGTTCTCAATCTGGCGTGCGGTTTTCTCTGTCATGGTCTTGTCCTCCGTTTTCCTTGTGTTTTGGGGCTTTCCGCTCCCTTTCGGTAGTGTATTAATCACTCTAAACGGAGGATATAGCAAGTTATATCTGCCGGATTCCAGGGCATAAACCGCACAAAGATACAGCCCGTATCATTGTGTATTTTGCGCGGTTTATACCTTCCGCACAAGGTCCTCGCCGTAGAC